ATAAATACCATCAGATTGGTAAACTGATTCACCGGCAACAATAGCAGGAGGCGTGTCTTGCCAAGAAGTTCCTGTCCCCCATGAGTTAGCTGGCGGGAATGATGTGCTACCGGTTGTTGTAATGGTTAAAGGTGTAGACGCTAAAGAACTTAATGTGGTTTTGGTGTAGCAAATTTTGGCAGACGCGCCTGTCGTTCCGTTTGTACCGTTTGTACCGTTAGTTCCTGCGTAACCTCTGGCTGTAATGCTAGCCGTAGTCCAGTTGATTGAAGATGTTGCCTGACTTGCCGATGCAATTAATTGAACAGACGCGCCCCACAACGTGTATCCGGCGCTAGGCGCTGTTCCAGGAGTAACTGTCCAATTGGTTGGAACTGGAGTGAATGAGGCGTTTGACCATGTGTAGGTGGAGGTTCCCGTTGGTCCTGTTGGTATCGAAACCGCCCATTGATAAACAGTTGGAGTAGCTACTTGGCTTCCAGCTGCGCCGTTTGCTGTTACATCGGCAATAACAAACCCGCTTGTCCAGTCCACGGTAGATGTGGTTGTAGAAGCGGTTGCTGTAACCCCTTTGCTGGCTTGATACAGTTTGAGCAAAGGAACGCCAGAGTTTGCAGGAATAGATGTTGACCAACCATTACCTCCCGTGTAAGAACTATTGGTAAGAGTTGACCAATTAAAAGTAGATGTTCCGTTCGGGTTGCTTGGAATCGCCGTGTTCCATTGATACAAATATGCGATAGCGTTTTTGTTTCCAGATGTTCCGGGGTCGCCTTGTTTGGTATATGCGAATTGCAGGATGGCAACAGGCGCATTGCTTACATTCCCTGAACTGTCTTTGTATCGAATGGGCACGGCAATAGTTGCTGTGTCAGCAGTCATTGCTGTTGGTGCGCCCCATTGAGCGTATGTTCCACCGTCAGTCAATGTTGGGATGGTGATGTTTGTTGAAATAATATCTGACCAACCTGTGTTGTCATTAAAACCAATTCGCCATGAATTGTTTACAAACAATGGGTCCGAGTCTGTTTGTGCGATTGAAAAATCTACTTCGCCTTGATTCGTTGAACCGTACAGCCGCCAAGATATGCCGGTGAAAACAGGCGCGTCATTGATGTATGGAACTTGAATTGTTGCTGGTTGGAATGTAGCCACAAACGTACCGGCGTTGGCTGGTGTTGGATTCCAGATGAAAGCCGTTGATATTGGCGATAGGATTGATGTCGCCGTTTCGTTGGCTACTTTGTATGCAAAATAATAGGTGGCTGGTTTTAGGTTCAAGTTGTCAAACAGAACATTGGTGCTCGGGGCATATGGCTGTGAGTTCGGCAAAGATTGCGTTCCCCACAACGTCCAATCTGTGGCAGTTGGCGTTTCCACCGTTGTGTAATACAAACTAACATTTGTCACTCGTCCGGTGACGGGAATGCCACATTGCACATCAAATACAGGTATCACCGCCGCTGGTTCTGGGTTTTCTACAGTCGGGGCAGATAATGCGCTGAAAAAATAACTTGATGGCAAATCCGTATTTGGCGCTGGCGTGAATTGTGTAATGTCAAAGTTGTCGTAAACCTGTGCGTTGTATTCTGACAATTGCAGTTGAGCGCCAAGCGAACCTTCTTCCGTGATCTGTTCCCGAACCTGCATACAGCGGAACAATTTGTTTGTCCATCCGTAAGCGGCATTGGTAATAGATACAATATCGCCAGCAGATAGTTGGATGCCAACATAGGTCGTATTAACTGTAATGGTCAAATCTTCGCGCCCTTGTTCCAGAACGCGATTTGCCAGATACAAAGCCTGAACGCTGTTGTTCACCAGTTCATAAGTCAATGTTTGTTTGTTGACTGGCTCGTTTGTGTAAAGCAAATTGGCTGGGACAGATTCGGTTACAAAGTTGTATTGGTCACGATTTGTTCCGTCTGGGAATTTGCCTTCTACCACATTGACGGTTTGCGAAAGTTCAACAGTTCCAACTACGATTGACCCTATGATGTTGTCGTCATTCAACGGGAAAGCCGATGTTTCTGCTTTGTTTATAGTTACAGACCACAAACCTGTAGACGCTTCATAACGCAGCCATGAATCGCAAGCTTGCATGATGTCGTCAATGTTTTTTAGGACAGCTTTGTTGGTATCAACTACGCCGTTGATGCGGTATCTGGCTTGTGTTTGCGGGTTGCCGTTGTAATCGTTGAAAGTAATCAACTCGTCAGAATAAGCATTGAGCGCCGTGCGCGATGTGTTGTCAACGAATTGCGGTTCAATGGCTGCACCATAAACAGGGTTTGTCATGTAGTCATACCAGACATCTCCTGGCTTTGCTTCGCCGGTCATGTTCAAGGTTTGGCTCATGCAATATGTAACAGGTTGCAGTTGTGTTGTGCCAGCTTCGCGACTGTATGACAAACGGATAATGGCAAATACCAAGCCATTCATGCGCCTTCCTGTAGCATTCCATTGCTGCGCTGTTGCAATGCCGGAACCAACGCCCATCAATGTTGAGTCATTGCCCGTGTATCCGGGAGGGTTGTATTGCTCCCAAGGCATTTTCCCTTCTGTGTTGAACGCTGTGATATTGCCATTCTCGTCAGCTTTGTATAGAGAGATAAACAATCTGTCGTAGATGTCCGTAGCAACATTGCCAGCACCGTCTGTCAAACTGGCTACGCGATTAGGCATCACGGTATCGAAGGTAATGCGTCTATCTCCGTAATACATATTTGTGATGTCAAAAGCGATTTGCCCGTTTACGCTCACACACGAAATGGCTTGGACGTAATACATCACCGCTTGATCGTTTTCCCGAATGCAAGCGTCAACAAACCGACCGCCTAGAAACGCTTTCCCGTAAACCACAGGAACAGATGTGGTTGTATCTGGTGGAACTTGTGAGCGTACTCCTGGATCGGTTTGCGTAGAGCCTTTCAAACCATCCGGCGCAAGCAGCGATGAAACAACATACGATACCGCCATACTTGCCACCATCACGGCAACGTATTCTAAAACTAGGATGATGGTTGTTAATCCTGGCATGACTATTCCTTAATGTATGCTGTTTCGATTTGTTTGTAACCGCGTTTGCAATAATCAATCATTGGGCTGTTGACTGTCAACGATGTCTTGATGACTTTAACCCTTCCTTCTTTTTTTAACTTCTCTCCTTCTTTGTCAAACGCCAACCACAACTTACCACCCATCGTTGAGTTCCTGTGTTCTGGGTAAACCCACCACGCAAGTTCGTTGAGTTCTAAAAGACTGGGATACCAAACATTTGGGGCAATGATGGCAGCAATGAAACCTCTGTTGTCATCGTCTATCAACACAAAGCCTCTGCCTACAATCATGGTGTAGAGCAAAGTTGCAACGTGTTTTTCTTCAAACCATTTTGGGTCTTTTGCCAATTCGCTCGGGAACTCTTGAGCGTATTTTTTGACCATCTCTATTAGGTTTGGGATGTCGTATTTTGTGGCGTGTCTTATCATGTCTAGCCTATGTCTTGCGGCACATTTGCACTATCGTAAACAGTCGGCTCGCTCGTTCCTGTTGTTGCTGCTGTGGCTTGGCTACCGCCAGTTGGGGGTTTGCCGAAATCAAAATAAGTAGAAGCAATTACGGCTACCCTGTCCATGCTGGTGTCATTAGGATAGAAGTAATTCCAGCTTTGTTTGTTGGTTTTGATGCCAGCAATGCGAGCATCCAAAACGGCACGCATCGAGGTGCTGGAGACCACACAAGTCGCCACACGGGTCTTGGCTTTTTCGTTGTAATCTTCTTGCACAGACATTGTGTTGATAATGCCTTGATAACGCTTAAAGAATTGCTGTGTTGGCGTTGTAATGATTTGATTGTTACTGTCCAAGAAACCTCGCCAAATTTCAATGGGGCTTCCTTTGATGTCTTGGCTTAAAATCAATGAGATGTTGTTTGGGTCAATACCAGTCAGTCCAACGCGCATGTCCGAAGATGTGGATTTCACGTTTCTGTTAATTTCACCGATGGACAACAAGCTGCCCATCCCAAGGAACGTAATGCCATTCACGGTGATGGGCGATGCGGCGTTGGTGTAAGTCAACGTCACAGTCGGCAATGTGATTCTGACAAACTCCGCGAACTTAATGTACGGGGAGTTGAGTGCTGTCATTGTGGTTGCCATGATTTTATCCTGTTATGTATTCACGAAAAACAAAGTCGTCAGACCATTCAACAAAAGCGCCTTGCGGGGCTGGGTTGAGTTTGTATGTTGGGCATGTTTCTGCAATAACTCGGAACGTGACATTGACACCAACATAAACAGTCGCGCCAGAAGTCGGGCTTCCAATCACGGGGCGATGGATTGACACAACAGAACCAGCAGAGTCTGCCGTTATCTTGTAAGGGTAATATCCTATCTGAATCCAATCACCGGCTTTGAAAGTTCCGTTTGATGACAGACTCAACGTTTGCGAATTGGCGGCTGGTGTTGATGCAAGAGTCGCAGAAGTCGCCGTCCCTCGATTAGTGGTGAACCATTTCAAATTGTCTGTGTTGAACGTAATAGTCTGCGGGATGGTGCGGTCTGAATTGTCGATGGACTGAATCACATCGCGCACATCGTTGTAATGCAAGTACTCATGCGGTTTGACCGTGAACACAAAAGGAACAGCGGTCAGGTAATCCGCTGCTGTGACATACCCAGAGCGCGCTACTTGGATGCCTGTAGTTCTGCGGTTGTTGACTTCCATGCTTTGCTGGATGTCAAAGATAGTTTGAAAGCCAGCCATTATGACCTCGTGCGTGAATTAGAAATGTTCTTGCTTGCGTATTGATTTGCCGCCCAAACCGCGCGACTGCTGCCATAGATTCGTTCTTCAAACGATTTGGTATCAATCGCATCAATGTAATTGTTTGTTACGTATGTTGTGCCGCCTTGGTTTTGCAAAGCAGAATTTGGCACGATGGTTCCAGAGCGTTTTGGAATGAACATTTCCGGTCCCGCTTCACCAACGTAATAGGGCATCCCTGCTTCTACATCGCCGCCAGCCGCGCGTCCTGGAGCTGGTGGTCCAACAAATCCCGTCCTAGCGCGTTATTTGTAAGACCGCTGATGCCCCATCCAATTGCCGCAGAGAACAATTTTGACAGCATCATTTGCATTTGGATTCTGATCAAATCCGCAATGATAGCTTTTGTGAAATCTGCGAATGAGGCTTTGCCATTGACTACAAAAGAAGTCAGGGCGTTGGACATGTTGTTGAACAAAGAATCGACGGACTGCGCCACGAACTCTGCGGTGTTGATAGCCATGAACTGATATTTCTGAAAGGACTGCAACAACCCACCCTCAAAAGACTGTGTCAGGATTTGGTTGTATTCCACCGCCTTCAGAATCAAATCCGAGTACTTTTGTGTCAACTCATTTACGGCTTGGATTTGTTTGTTGATCTCATCTATTACTTGCTGGTCGGCTTTAGTTGCAATCGCAAGCTGTTTCTTTTCTTCCAGCTTTGCCACTTCCTCAGCGCGGCGCTTTTCCAACTCGTAGATGGTTTGGTAAACCTGC